TCACCTCGGTACTCACCTAACCACATTGTCTCCTTTTCAGCTCTATTTTTAATACGATTGAATATAGTAATATTTTCTGTCCGTGCTTGATCAGACTCAAAAGGAACACCATGTCGTTGTAAGTACTCATGGAAACCCATAGCACCAAGACCAATAGATCGCTCATGCTTAGCTGAATAGATAGCCCTTGATAAACTATCTGGTGCATTCTCAATAAAGTATTCTAATACATTATCAAGCATACGTACCAGATCTTCTACCATATGAGTGTTCTTCCATGCATCATAGTACTCTAGATTAACTGAAGACAAGCAACATACTGCAGTACGGTCATCGGATGTTGGTAAGTGAATCTCATTACATAGATTACTTCCGTGGATTCTCAAACCCTTGTTCTTTAATTCTTGTGGTAAAGCATCATTAGCTGTATCAATAAAGTTTAGGTATGGTTCACCGGTACGGAAACGAGTTTCAAGTAACTTAGCCCATACAGTACGTGCATCTAGGAATTCACCTGTATTACCTACCTTAGGATCTACTAGTTCGTACTTACAACCTGTGCGTACTGCCTCCATAAACGTATCAGAGATATTTACTGCGTTATGTAGGTTAAAACATTTACGGTTAGTATCTCCCGTAGGAATACGTAGACCAATGAACTCAAGAATATCAGGATGCTCAATGTTAAGATAAGCAGCATAAGAACCCTTCCTTGTTTTACCCTGCCTATAAGCAGTCATGTCTGCATCTACCGTGTGTAGAAAAGGGATGGGTCCGGGGGCTACATCAGACACAGAACGTACATCTGACCAGTGCCCACCTACACCGCCACCCATAACTGATAACCAACGTAGCTCAGATGAGTGATCAATCAAACCCTGTACAGTATCAGGTACATAGGTTAAGAAGCAACTAATAGGTAGTCCTTTAGCTTTTTGTCCGTCAGTAGGTGCGTTAGATAGCACTGGTGAGGCAAACATAAACCATTTATTAGATACATAATCATATAAACGTTGTGCTAAGTCCTCATCACGTTCACCTTTGTATACGCTCCAAGCCCATGCTGCTCTGGCAAACACGTCCTGTGGAGATGTCTCACCTTCCTTAGAATAAAAATCCATGATCATATCTACAGCATAGTCTGTTAGTAGCGTATCACGGATGTATTCAATCTTAATGTTCATTGTTGTTCCTTATTGTTGTTGGTATTAGGCACCAGCTATTACGAGATTAGCAGAAAAAGTATTTAGAATCAAGTACTTCTGAGATATCAAGGTCACCTAGTAAAGGTTGACTGTATTCAAAAGTATCTTTATTTAGCATAAGAGTATCTTGAATAATGTCAAAGAAGTTGCTTACATCATACTGCGCGATGAAAGTTTGCTTAGTTACTTCTTGTAGAAAATCCACTTCACATGCATGTGTGCTGAACGAATCGTGAACAGCAGCAAATGAGCCATTGAAACCAACAATAGTATTGGCCATGTGAGCAGCATCGTAAGAGTGAACAACGTTAGGGCTAACACCAGACGCAAAGCTACGGCGACAAGGTACACGCTCACCAGTTTCTTTATTAAGTACATCGACCTTAATAACGTGCATGACACGCCCATCTTTATTACCTTGAATACCCTTGATAGTACCCCTTTGTTTTCGTTCGTGTTGTAGATAAGCTTTGTAAATGACAGGAAAGCCACTAGGAGTATGCCAAGTAAGATGATTCCTTCCACTATTAAGTTCATGTTCTGCAATCTTTTGTAAGTATTTAGTTGTTTTAAGAGGTCCTGCACATACGGTATTAATAGCTTGGATAAGGTTACCAGCTAGTTTTGTACAGTCTTCTTCAGTAATATTGTACTTTACTGTGAAGCCTTCCATATGGCAGTCATCGTACATGTTCTTAGCAATACGCTGTTTACCTGCTGAGTATGCACGAGTCATTGAACCCCTCTTGGCAATGCCTTTACGAATGTGTTTCATAGGGATCTGACGATCTTCAAACCAGTCAGGCATTACTGTGATGAGTTCTTTAGCCACGGCTACATAGAAGTCTTTCTGAATAGGTGTAGGTACTAGGGATACCAGTGTACCCGCTTGCTTATCCTTAGACATAGCAGCCAAGTGTTGCCAACCATTATTACTACCATCGATTGGGATAGGTAACCCACTAAAGTATTCTGTACGTAAGATTTTTGCTTTGTGGTATCCAGCAATCTCGATACAAGCAGCCAGAAAGCTATAAGGCTTTTCAGCATTATGCTCGATATGTTTAGCTCTGGCAGTGTTAATAATAAACTCTAAGTTATGCTTAACCCACAATGCACGGTCATCTAAGGTCATCTTATCCACGGATATAGTATCAAGGCCTTCTTCGTTAAGGTACTTAATATAGTCTGTAGTAAGGTAGTTTAGTCCTTGTAACTCGGCAATGGTATAAGACTTGTTATAACATGCTGCTGCATGTACACATAGCCAGTAATAGGCACGTTCATCAACTCTCTTTTTATTTCCAAATAAGAACAAGGCACGAGCCAAGTCTGAACCTTGGAACTCAAGGAATGATTCTGCGTAGTAGACTCGACCTCTGTAGTCACATGATACCTCTTGATAAAATGTTTTATTACCTACTAGCTCAGCCTTCTTAATGACTTGAGTGTACTCAAAGAACTTACTGAGCATACGTTGTAGCTTAGGATCTTTCTTACCCATAAACTTAGTACCATCAAGGTGCATAAGCTTCTTAGGTAAGTGAAGGTTTTCATGGTGAATGTTGTAGGGTTGTAGTTCACCGTTCTCATCTACCAGATCTAAGATCTCTGGTGGCTTAGCTTCTTTCATAGCAGACAACAAGGGTTGATTAAGTACCCAAGGTTGTTGGCGTAAGGCCTCTAGACTACGAACAAAGGGTTTATCTAAGTACTCATGGAATAGTTTACTGTTAGTCCATCCTTTAATAAACGGATCTTTAGTTAGTTGACTATACAAACCAGCGATAGGTAGTAACGGTTCAAAGGATGTACCGATAAGTGTAGGCTTGATGTTGTCATCCATGTTAACAATACGGATTAAGTAAGGTGCCTTACGACCTTCGTACTCACGGAAGATATCAATCAGACCGTCTTGGAGGAAAGTTTCAAGCAGTAAGTCTCCAAGGCTGAGAGTTGTTTTAATGTCAGATTCATCTGCTCCAATAGCTCTTGCGATTCTTTTACCGATAAGGTCTGACGCAAAGGTAAGTTTAACAGAGGCAGAATGTGTTGCATTTTTATTTCTAATACAGTAGCGTAAGAGACTGTCCCAAGCTTCATTGATAAATCTTTCAAGGTCATATTCCCATGTTGAGTGATGTGCCAGAAGACGAGCACCTTCATTCTGAATCTTATCTGAGTTGAGGATGATCTTCGATACGCGTTCAGTAAGATATTGTAGTGGATTCATTTTAATCTAAGAAAAGAAAGGGACTAAATTATAATCCCGTTGTAGTAACCTAGTCTGTATTGTGGTTAATCAAAGTCCACAAAGTTAGCTTGTTTAAGACGTCCTGTTTTAGAGTTATAAGTAGTACTACCACAGTCACCTGTCTTACCAGTAAACCGTGACTTGAGTACCCTTAGCTTAATGGTGTTACGCATTTGTTCTGTCTCTGCAATCATGTTACGTGAGAAGGCAATGATATCAAAAGAAATTTGTTTGATAGAGCCTGAACCTTTGATGTCATCGATAGATGGTAAGTGACCTTCTTCAAAAGGCTTTTCACCCTTACGTAGGTGAGATACAACACCTAACCAGATGTTATGTTTCTTACATAGCTTAAGTAGATCAGACATCAACGAATCAACTGCTTCATTACCTGTTTTACCCTTAGAACCCTCAGATACAGCAATGGTAATGTGGTCAAGGATGATATATTTACAACCCATTAATGCAAGTCGTTCCATTTTATCTACAAGTGACTCATCACTTACAGAACCTTGGTGGTCAAGCAGAACTAATCGTTCATCACCGAAAACTTGTTCATAAGCTTTATATTGTTCTGCTTCAGATACGTTATCAGTAGTAAGATTCTTTTCAAGCTTCATACCAATAAACTTTTCAGCAGTGTCACCAATAGATTCTTCTAGTGATACCATACCTACCATGTCTGGTGTGTTGGCTAAGATATCTAGAACAATCTCTTTAATAACAGTTGACTTACCGCTACCTGTACCTGAGGTAAACAATACGATCTCACCTAGACGCATACCGAATAGCTTTTCATTCAAAGAACTTAAGCATTCAGGGTAGGGTAAAGACACGATAGACTGCTTAAGTTTAAACTGTTCCCATACAGCTTCACCTTTAACAATACCTGCAGGACTAACTTCTTTGGCATCAAAGATACAGCGCATTAAAGCGTCTGATCCTTGCTTCATTAGCACATCACAAGGATCTTTCTCAGGGAATGAGCATAGCTTTACCTTATCATAGCCGATAATCTTAGCAGCTTCTTGTGCAGCCTTTTGACCGGGTTCATCCATGTCAAACGCTAAAATTACTTCATCGAAG